AGTGTTGGTAATTTCTGTAACATCATCAACGCGCTGCCCTTTTGTTTTGTGTTTAATCAATTGAAGATAATCAATTATCACTACTTTTCCCTTCGTTTTATTCACAAATCTTTTAATTTGGTAACGCAGTTTTGGCAAAGTTAATCCGCCATTGTCTTCGATTGTGATCGGTAGAGAATCGGCAAGAGTTATGGTATTTTGGAAAGTTTCAAATTCGTGTTGCGTTGTCATGTTGTTATTTTTCAGCTTCGTTAGATGAATCGAAGAAAGGCAAGCAATCATCCGCTTCGAAATCTGATCTGCTTTCATTTCAAGAGAAATAAATAAAATTGGGTTTCCCTCCTTAGCCAATCTTAAAGCCACGTTTGCTACTAAGGCACTTTTGCCCATAGCAGGACGACCAGCAATTATCACCAAATCACCAAGATCAAATCCATTTATGATTTCATCGATTGCTTTATAACCCGAAGAAATTGAAACAACTTTGTCTTTTGAGAATGCTTCCCGCGCGGCTTTACCAAAAGAAACTGGTTGATTTTGGCTTTTTGTCGAAACAGCTTCCAATCTTTCAATTATTAATTCTTTGATTTCTTGGCTGTTTTTAGAGGGATCAGAAAGCATTTCTTTAGATAAAAGTGCAATCTCCTCTAATTCTCTTTTATGCCTCAATTCTCGCAAAGTTTTGAGGGTTTCTGAAGGAAAACTCCCTAAATAAAAATTTTCCAAAAGTGATTTATGATAATCTTTTAAATCAAGACTTTCAAAAAGTGATTTTAAAGCCAAATGATTTGCAGATAGCCCTTGTTTCATGCAAGATTCAACGTGATTAAATATCTTTTTGTGCCTTAAATCAAGGAAATCATCTTCTTCTATTCCCAAGTGAGTTATAAAATCATTGTCTCGGAGAATATCATTAAGCAATATTTGTTCTGCTTCTAGGTTAAAATGTATTTGCATATTTTAATATTTTGAAGAGTTAAAGATGTTTGACACAGATTTGTTTTCAAAACTATTCTCTTCCCACTTTCTAACTGCTGCCTTCCAATCCTTCATTGAGTTTTTTCCTACTTTCCATCCGTTGCTTTGGTAATGATCCATAAACTTTTGAGGATTGACAAAGTTTTTTCTTTCTTGGCAATAATCAGAAACTTCTTGGAGAGTAGGTAAAACTGACTTGGTTATTTTAGGCTTTGAATTTTTAGGGGGTCTTCCTCCCTTACTTCCATTGTTTTTATTCGCAGTGATTTGCTTTGTTCTCTTTTCCGCATCTCTTTTAATATTTCCAATAATTGTTGTTGTTACCATTTCAATTGCCAAATCTCCACTTTCCAAAATCTCAAAAGTTTCGTTAAAATGAAAAATTATTCTCAAGCATTCTTTCACCTGCTCACCAGTCATTTTGTAAAAATAGCTTTTCCAGTAATCCGTGTAAAACGGAAAACCTGCTTTGCTGGTTATTATTTCTTTTAACATAGTTTCTAATTCCTATTTTCTTTTAACTTATCTCTTATCTCTTCTTTCTTATATCTTATATCTATTAAGGCTTTTAATGGGTTTTGATGGGTTATTTTAAAAAACCCAAATAAACCCAAATAACCCAATGGGTTTTATTCAATAATATTGACTTTAGCCTTTGCCTGTCTATTGCCAGAGCCTTTTAACTGAATTTTGTATTTTTTCAAATAACTCATCAAAGTTGGCATGGTAATTTTAAGAATTTGACACAATTCTCTATTCTTTTTTGTTAAATAAAGTTGCTTTAATTCCGATTGGGTTATTGTTAATTTTGTTTTCATAAAAGTAAAAGTAAAGATTAAATTTAATCAGTCAAGAGATTATTTTGTAAAAGCTGAAAAGTTTTTGATTAAATGAATTAAATCTAAAAAACGTTGAAAAGCTATTTTGAAAATAATTTTACCAAAATATTTTCTAAGAATTATTCTAACTTTTAACTGGTCAATTTGGTTTTCTTCAAAATTTATTTCTGATAATTTTTTGCCAGTAATGTATTCGGCTAATCTGATAATTTTTTTTCTATTTCGTGAGTATTCTCGAACCAGTACAGTCTTGTCTTTTGCATAAATTAATTGAACGCTACAAACAGCGCGCAACGCTTGATTCATCAATTTTATTTCTTCATCTAGTATTCTGTGCGATAATCTTAAAAGATTTCCTTGATCGTCTTGCATACTGTCCCCTTGTAGTTTGGCGATCTGCGACAGGGGACTACCGCAGACCATAATAAAATTCTAAATTAAAAAGTCGTCCCCTACTTCTTAATTTCTTTCACCGCTCTCAACCCCTATTTCTAAGAATCAAGATAAAACCAACGCCCCTAGCCCGAGTTTCCAATTTCTTGGCTGGCTCTCCTAAAAGTCCCACGGTTTGCCTTGCGACTTAACGCTAACGATTGCGCTGGTTGTTTTATTCTTAATTCATATTTCTAAGAATCAAGATAAAAGCGAGACCTGCCAAGGCATAAACTTTGACAATTCGCCAAGTGTATCTAGCCAATGCTAAATCACAATTTTATTTACCCCCCGCCTTTGCGTGCGGGGCTTGTCCTTTCGGAATTTAAGAAAGCCTAATTTTTCAGCTTTCCTGCTATTTCTAGCTAGTTTGGCAAGATTTTATTGGCTTTCGCCTCACGGCAGGAGACTTGCCAGCCCCTTAGTCCGAAGCTTGAACTGTTATTTCACTTGTCCACCTTGCGGCAGGAAAATATTTGTCAGGAAGCTTACGCATTTCTGCGCTTTTCTATACACATTTTTTAGATATGTATAGAAAACCAAAAAAATCTATATGTATTTCCCGAAAGCTTTTTTACGACTTTCGGGTTAGCCTTAGAAATAACTAAGGCACACTTCCCTTTTAGAAGCGTGTTTTATCCCCCGCTACGCAGTGAATAAATTATCGAAGTTGGCGAGAAAATAGTGATTACCCGCCAACCAACAAACCTAGTTGCAACTAAGCTTGCTCTAGCTCATCAACTATGTTTCAAGTGAGAGGATCTAGTCGTATAGTTTAAAACTACCGCCTAAAAATTACAAATCAAGTTCTTGTTTTACTGAATTTTCAAGCGGTTTAGAAGGCAAATCATTATCAAAACTTTCAAGATAACAATGTGCAAAATAAGTTAAACCAACAAAAAAAATGGTTGCTATCGCTAAAAAAATTTTTTCTTTTAAAGTGAACATTTTTTAAAAAAATTTGATTAAGTAAAATGTTAGGCTAAGAATTAAAGAAATTGTAAGCGGTAAAATGATGATTTTTTTGATAAGATCAAGTCGTTCTTGAAGCTCTTCGGCTTCGGATTTGTAGTCCATTTTTCACTCCTTAATTTTAAAAGTTTTAAAAGCTGGTTTTCTGCCCCTTTTTGCACCAGTTGGCATTGGTTTATTAAATGCTTTGCAGTAAGATTTGATATGAAACCGCAAGCCTTGATGACTTGTGAGCGGTTCAATCATTGCCGCCATTTCGGGAAAGCCTAGATTTTCGGCGATCATTTTTTCGTAAATTTCGGCAGTTGTAAATTCTTTTTTGTTCATAATTTCCTTTTTTAAATTAAAGTTTGGTTCGATTTGAAGCCAATGGTCTTTTTTTTGTTGGAGTTGGTTTATAATCGTTAGATGTTTCTGATAATTTTTTTATATCTTCTTCTAGTAGTGTTTTAAATTTTAATTTAAAACTTTTAAGAAATTGTTCAATTTCATCGAAATTTTTAAAAGACTTTAAAACGTTATATCCGCCACTAATATTTTTTTTTGTTATAATGTGCAAAATGCCAGTTTTTTGCTTTGATTCTAAAAGTTCTAAATCTAAATCCAAAGCCTCACTAATTTTTTGAAACTTTTGGATTGCGTAAAATTCTTTTATCATAATTTATTCCCCCAATTTTAAAAAATCTAAGCGTTCATTAATTCTTGCAAGCATTATTTTGTCGCAAGTTACTGGTACGCCGTTTGCCATTAAATAAACGCCGTCCTGATCCGTTTTAATTAGCCTGCCGATGTTTAAAGAGCCAAAGATTAATTCGCCTTGCAAGGTTTTCACATGGATTAGCGGTTGGATTTCTTTTTTGATTATAATTTCGTTTTTCATAGTTTTTTAATTTAATAAAAGTTGAAGGTTGCTTGGTAAGTGTAAAAAGTTTTTCTTAAAGAATTTTTCCGCTTCATTTTGAGAAACTTTCGAGCTTCCTTCAAATTCTTGCGCCGCTTCTTCTGGCGATTTAATCCATTTGTTTAATCTTGCCGCTTCGATATTTAAAGCTTTGATAAAATCTTGGTTAAATTTGATGTGGACGTTATTATTCTTGAAGATCTTAATTTCGGCAAGAATTGCGCCGTTACTCTCAAGATTAAATGGAACTCCAGCGGTTTGATATTTATTGCCATCCCATTTAGTTGGAAAGCCTAAGTTATTAGCAACGGCAACAATATCCGCAATTAATTCACAAGCTACATTTGCTAAATATTTTTGAGAATAACCATCCCAACAACTCCAATAGTCCAAAATAATGCGGTAATCAAGCGTGTAGTGCGTTAAGTCTTTCTTTGCATATCTCCAGCCGTCTTTTTCCCAAGTTTTTTTATTTGATTTGTAATTTATTACGTTTTTTTCTTCTGTCATTGCGTGATGCAGTTCGATCAATTGCTGGTCGTAGTATTGATTGGCGTTTTTCATTGCCCAAATTACAATCGCAAAAATATTTGACTCGTTAAAATCAACTGAAACTTGATCCAGCATTTTATCGAGCAACACTTTTTTTTGCCTAGTTGCCAACCTGCTTGTGATTTTGTCTAATTTATCGAATAACTCTTTCCAGTAGAGATTTTTAAGCCCTTTAATTTTGCTTTTTAAGCCAGTTTTAGCAATATCAAGGGTGATTCCTAATTCTTTCAGTAAAGCCTCGTCCAATTCGCTTAGTTTGCGGTAATTTGAAAGCAAATTTTCAAGCTCTTTTGAATAAAGAGTTGTTAAAGTTTCAATCAAATTTGTTGCAACCTCAATTTCATTTTTTAAATCTTTTCTTTTTTTATCTTCAAAATCATATTTAGATTCGTTAGTTATTTTGATTTTAAATTCTGAATTGAACCAGCTATCAAAAGGATCGATTGGTTTGCTGCCAAAGCTGCCTTCTTTTGTCAAAATTATTTCTAGCAAATCAACTTTTGCTCTTGCCGCCCTGTCTTCGGAATTTAAAAAATCAAAAGAACCAACAATTGAAGCAGTGCCATTTCTTGATTTTATTGCTTCTTTTATTTCGATTGACTCGCTCCAGCGTGAAGGAATTACGAGATAAATTTTCTTTGCGAAAGCTTCTTTAATTAACTTCTCCGACCATTCCACAAATTGAGAATAAGGCGGGTTTGAAAAAATCACATCAACTTGTTTATCAATCAGTGATTGATTCCAAAAATCAGTTCCCAAAATCACAACATCAGCGGGCAGTTGTGCAATTAAAATTTCTGATTCCTCGATTGCGAATTTTTCAAGCTGTAAATTTGGATTAAATTCTTCAAGCTTTCTAAAAACCTTTCCATTTCCCGCACCAACTTCTAAAATTGAGATTTTGGAATGAGTTCCTAATTTTGTGGCCAAAGCAAAAATTATTTCGTTAGTTGTGGGATAAAATTCTTGATCTTGCCCCGCTTGTTTTAGAGTTTGAATTAAATTTTTCATAAAATTACTGGTTATATGTTGATCTGATTATTTTATAAAATTCTTGCTGCTTTAATTTATTATCAAACTTGCTCGCTTGCGCGTCTAAGCCAATAACAACTAGCCAAAAGCAACTGGCGGCAATTATCCCGACCAGAATTGAAGCTCTCAAAATTCCTGAATTATTTTCTAAATCAAAATTTTGATCCAGAACGCCAGCAAATCTTTTATTTTGCGCGCGGTTAAATTTTGCGGTGGCAATTATTTTTTTGATTTTATTTAGCATTTTTTCCCCCTGTTTTTAGTTGATTGTTAATATTTGCGCTTTTCCTTTTTTGCCATTCCAAGAGTAGGCTTTGACGTTAGTGGTAAATTGATTCAAAAAAGCGTGAATATCAAAGCCTTCAGCTTTTGATTGATCTAAAATTTTAGTCATCAAATCTTTGCCTTTATTTGATAAAATAATGTTGCTCGATTGAGCTTCGCAATTAGCCGCAATTCTTGGCGCTCTTAATTGAATGAAGCCTAAACATTCGCCAGTTGCTAAATCTTTCGCGAAATAGCGATAGGTATTCTCAAAATTTGGTGAAATTTGTTGGTTGAATTGAATTTTCATTTTGTGCCCCTGATTTTATTATTATTAATTTCCTTATTCTTTTTAATTCCTTTTAATTCTTAGTCAACAATTATTTTCAATTATTTTTAATTATTTTAAGAGCCGTGGTGAGGCTCCCTTTTTTATTCTTGAGTTCCCGCCTTTAAAATCTTACTTGCCGCGCCTAAAATTCTTTTAAAATTGCTTTCTTTTATTTCATCCCCTGCCAGCCAGTTTTTGATATAATTTCTTGAAAATTCTAACCCCTCAAAAATTCCCAAGCTTGTTTTTACAATGTAGGCGGTGCCTTCCGCTTCTAACTCTTTTATTGATCTTGGCAAAAGATTTTCGCCATGATTTAAAGTTTCACCATCTTCGTTTTTATGAAGTAAGCAGTGCGCCATTTCATGAATTGAGGTTTTAAAAAAATCACTTGCTAGGGGGTTTATTGCTATCAAGTTTTGATTTGGTTTCGCGTACCCTTGGCAATTGCCATTGACCATAGCGAATTTTTCCACCTTAATTTCCAAAGCTGCTAAAGCCTTTTCTAAGTCAAAATTTGCTGGTAATTCTTGCTGATAATCCGCGCCGCTTGTGTCTGACAATTTGAACCAATTTTTTTTCTTGATGTAAAAAGTTTTGATCTTTGTTTCATCCTCTTTATCTTTTAAAGATACTGGCAGCATCAATTCAATTGCTTTAGCTCCTTTTTTTACTTGCCGCCCTAAGCCTTGCCAGCCTTTGTAAGTGTTGATTGGCTCTAATTCTTGCATTTGAACGCTTGCCAGCCATTGGTTGCCTAGTGAGTAATTATGAAATAATTTATAGCATTGCGCCGCTTTGGCTGGCTTGTCTAAAATTTCGTTTAAAAATTGGTTGTAATTCATTTTTCGCCCCTGTTTTTTAGTTTTTAATTGATTTTTTGCAACGGCTACAAATTGCTTTTCCGACTTCTTTAAGTTTTGAAGTTTGTAAAATGCTTTTACTTACAAAAATTTTTTCTTTTGTGAGATATTTTCCACAACATTTTGAATAAATAATCATATTTTTTGCCCCTGTTTTGTTATTTGTTTTTTGTGGTGTGCCATCATCTTAAGCTGCAAGAAAATAATAGTCAAGTAATTAATTAAAGAAATTGTAAAATAATTTAAAAAGAATTAGATCAAGGGGCAGTAGGGCGCACGCAATAAAAGAAAGATAAAGCGTAAAAAAAACAAAAAATAATTTAAAAAAGATTTTGTAAGGAAAGGAAAATAGGCAACTGATATTTGTTCTCAAAATCGTGACTTGCTTTCCTAAAATTTTATATGTACCAATTGGAGAAAAACTAGAGATCGCCCTTTCTTTATAAAAAAAAGAATGTATAAAAAAACCACTAGCGGTTATTTCGCAAGAAATAATCGTTCCCCCTTGGGGGCGGAGGGGGTAAAAGAACTTGAAACAAGGTTAAAAACTTTATTATGGAAAAACAAAAGCTGACGCGAAAAGAAAAAAAAGAAATAAATAAAAAACTTTGGCAGAATGCTACTTCTGAAGCTCGCTCTTTAGTTAAGAGTGAAAGAAAAGAAATTATTACAAGTTTAAGAGCTGATGATGAATTGACGTGGCAAGAGAAATTCTTAGAGGCAATAAAATTAGGCTTGAATATGGCTGAATGTGCCAATGCTTGTGCTAAGGGATTGGGTGATATTTATGATGAGTTTGATGAGAATGAGGATTTCAATAAAAGATACGCACGCGCGCGAGAAATAGCTAACGATCTTAAAGCTGAATTTTTAGAAACAATAAATGAGGAGCCTCCTCGTGAAGGCTTTGATGCGCAAGGTAATAAATTTTATGATAAAACAGAATTGCAATGGCGCAAAGCAAAAGAAGATACGACAAAATGGATACTGGCGATTAGAGACCCAAAAAAATTCGGGAATAATAGCAAGGTTGATACAACTGTTAGCGGCGTTATGACAACCAAGATAATCCGCGATGATATTTAATTTATGAAATTTGGCATTATTTTTATTGGAATATTTTGCTTTTGGATTATTCTAGCTTATGCTTCTAATCCAGCCCCCAAAACTTCTAATTGGAAAATAATCGAAGCAATTGACGGCGACACTTTAAGGGTCGAAATACCCGCAATGCTGCCTTTGAAATATTCGATTAGGATCGGTGGAATTGATACGCCCGAAAAAGCTGGTCGCGCTAAATGTGAACAAGAAGCTTTGCTTGCTGAAAAAGCCTCTGAATTTACTAAAAATTTGGTAAAGAATTTAAAGACTTTTGAGATAAACAATTTAAAACATGATAAATACGGCGGTCGATTGCTGGCAAGCGTTAAGATTAATAATATTGATGTTGGGCGCGCTTTGCAAAAAGAAGGCTTGGCTAGGATTTATCACGGCGAGAAAAAAGAAAGTTGGTGTGATAAAAGGTAACAATTAAGAATAACGCCGTGGTAGCACAACAGCAGTGCATCATTCTTGTAAAATGGAGGTTCTGGGTGCAAATCCTAGTCACGGCACCAAAAACGCACTGCTTCGATCATAAGAAGACTCGACAACAGGCAGCGGGTCGAAAGAGGGGGGAGATGTTTAGGGTTTTCGGAGAATAACAGTGCTTGTTTATTTCAAACTCTAATCTCCTCAATGCCTGATTTACTAATAATAAAATGATAAAACTAAGCGATAAAATCGCACCAATATTTCATCCAGTCCACCGCGCAATTCGCGATAAAACAGCAGATGAATTTTGGATAAAAGGTGGGCGTAATTCCACCAAATCAAGTTTTGTCGCTTTGCAAATAGTTTTGGGCATCATGCAAGACCCTGACGCTAACGCCGTTTGTTTTAGAAAAGTCGGGGCTTTTATTAAAGACTCAATTCAAGCAACTATTCTTTGGGCTATTGATGAGCTTGGCGAGACAGAAAACTTTGCATCGATTAATTCACCGCACGAAATCACTTATTTGCCGACTGGTCAAAAAATATTACTTCGCGGGTTAGATAAGCCAACAAAAATCAAATCAATTAAACTGCGGCGCGGTTATTTTAAATATTTGTGGTTTGAAGAGGCTGACGAATATTCTGGCGATGATGAGATTAGAAGCGTTGAACAATCAGTTTTGCGCGGCGATAAAACTAAAAAGTTTGTGGAGTTTTTAACTTATAACCCGCCGAAAAATTCTAAGCATTGGATCAATAAATTAGCTGAAGAAAATGTTGATGAAAAATTTATTCATCATTCGACCTATTTGGACATTCCGCAAGATTGGTTAAGCGAAAAAACATTGCAAAAGATTAATCGGTTGAAAGAAAATAATTATGAAGCCTACGTTCATGAGTATTTGGGGAAATGTGTTGGCAACCCCAAAGAGATTATTTTTAGCGGTAAATTTGAAGAAGCTGAATTTGAAACACCGCCTCTTAACGAACTTTACCAAAGCCGTTTCTTTTTTGGTGCTGATTGGGGGTTTGCCGCAGATCCCTCTGTGCTGATTAGGATGTTCATAAAAGACGATTGCCTTTGGATTGATTACGAAGCTTATGCCGCACAAGTTGAAATAGATCACATTGGGCAAGTTATTTTTGACAAAATACCCGAATCAAGAAAGTGGCAAATAAAAGCCGATAATTCCCGACCAGAAACAATTAGCAATTTGCGGCGGCAAGGCTTTAATATAAGCGGCGCAAAAAAATGGGGTGGCAGTGTTGAAGAAGGTGTTGAATATATAAAATCTTTTAGAAAGATTATAATCCACAAACGCTGCCCGAGAATTTTGCGCGAGTTTGAGACTTATAATTACAAGATCGATAAAAACACGCGGGAAGTATTGCCAGTGATTGACGATACAAAATCTCGTATTTATGAAAAAGGAGATAAGATTGGCGTTAAAGACGATGGAATTGACGCTTGCAGATATGGATTAGCTGATTACATTCGCGGCGCAACTGATATAATTGCCTTTTAACTTTTATGAATTATAAAAATCAATACAATAACTTTTAACTTTTATTTTTATGCTTGAATTTATTCTAATTTTAATTTTTGTAATTCTGCCAATTTTAGTAACTATTGGATCTTTGCGCGCTGGCTGGATAATTGGTAAAAAGTTGGGGAAATAATTTTGATTTAAAAAATATGATTAAAAAACTTAATTTAAAAAAATGTTTATACTAATTCCCTTTTTAATTTCCTTTTTAATTTCCTTTTTAATTTCTTTGCTTTATTGTGTTATAGTTTTAAAATATTTCGACGAATGAAAAACAAAAAAATATTGGAAGGTGATTATGTAAAAATAATTACCAAAGAAAAACCCTATTATGGTTTTGCCGTAATGTTAAAAAATAATTTGTATGTTAAAGGACAGCTTTTATCTGATCTTGAAAAAAAATACAAAATTGTCAAAACAAAATGCAGATTTCAAAAACACAAATTTTTTCTTTTTAAAAAACTAACCGAAATTTTATCAAATGAACTATTTTAAAAATTTCAAACAGAACAGAGAATATTTTGCTTTGGTAAATTATGCTGAATTTTTAGAAGTAAAAACTGAAATTAATAACGGCGTAATTTTTAGAAGTTATCTTTTCCAAACTAATATTGGGAAATTTGAAAAAAGTTTTCGAATTACTAATGGTCATTTTAATTCAATGAATGATAAAGACCTTGCGGAATTTGATAAAAAAAAGATAGAGCTTATAAAAGAAAAATTTCAATTTAAAGAAGTAATTAGAAAGTAAAAATGATTAACATACTCGATCTTTTTAGAGAAAAATTTAAATTAAACAGCGAATCGTTTGGTGATATTTTATATGTTAATAAAGCACCTTCTTTTTTTAAAGAAAATTATCAAGAAGAAAAATTTTTACTTTTTACAAAAAAAGGAAGTTATGATTTTCAAAAACATTGTCCTTGTGGTGATGATGATTGCTTAGATAATAATCAAATTATTTTTATAGCAACAGAGCCTCCAACTAATTGGGAAGAAATGGGATTGCCTAATTTTAAAAAAGAATGGCATGAATGTTAAATCTAAAATTCCAAGAAAAATTTAATTTAAAAAAATAAAAATGATTAGTATAAATGTAAATTGGTTTATTGATGGTTTTTTATTAGCAGCAATTTATTTTTTTGGTTCGATGTTTTTTTTGGCGTTTTTTTTCTATATTATGGATTGTTTATTTAAAGAATAGAAAATGTTTAAAATTTTTAGAAAATCAAAACCAATACATGAGCAAGTTCTTTTGTTTGCAAGCACTTTACTTCCCGATGAAAAAATAATTGTTTCAATAAGAGATTTTTACGAAATACTTAGGTGTAGAGATAAATATGGCTATCCAATAGTGAGTTATTGCCAAAAAGAATTTTACATATTAAATATTCAACTTGAACGCGAAACAATAAATAACTTCCCCCGAGCTGAATTTGGCGATAAAAGAACCAACCGCAATTTTGAATTAAAAGATGTTTAAAAACCTTTCACCATTAAAAATCTTACAAATAGCTCTTTTAATTCAAATCTTGATTTTAGTTTTTGCTTTGCCCTTTTTGCCAAGCTACTTTGTTTTTTTTAAAGTAATCGCCACAATAGCGATTTCGATGATATTAAGCTATTTTATCAATAATGTTTAGCAAAATCTTTAAGCCAGAAGAACTTAAAAGCTACGGCGAGACTAGGTTAAGCTTATTGCAGCTATTAAGCGGTAATTATGAGTACAAAAATAGCCCTACGGAGTTTTTAAACTACTACACTGAAGCTTGTCCAGTCTTTACCGCGACAAAGATGATCGCTGATGCTGGTTCGTCAATTAAGCTAGTAATAAAAGATCGCAAAAAAGACGAATTTATTTACAGTCACCCTTTTCTTGAGCGGTTAAAAAATCCAAATCCATTTGTTGACGGCGAATTATTGTTAAAAGAAGTGATTAGCTATTACTTGCTCACTGGCAACAACTATTTAAATGTGGTTCAAAGTCTAAATAAAAAAGATGTTATAGAACTAAATGTTTTTGCGCCAAACAAAATTACAATTCAGAAAAATCAAAATGACGGCTATGCTGGCGAATATAGTTACACAAACGGCAATCAAAATTTAGTCTACACAAGAAATGAGCAAAAGAAATTTATTGATAAAATTGGAAATGAATTAATTCATCTTCGGGATTTTAACCCCAATTTTTCTTCCGACAATTTAGTTGGCTCTTCTGCCTTTTTAGGCTGCCAATTAGAGATAAGCCAGTACGTTGCCGCAAGTGTTCACAATAATTCCTTACTTAAAAATCAAGCGCGCCCAAGCGGGCTTTTGACTTACAAAGGGAATGATCCGCTGATGGATAATCAAGTTGCTAAAATTCGTGAAATGATCGATAATAAAATGTCTGGCACAAGCAACACTGGCAAACCTGCTTTCTTAAACGGAAATTTTGAATGGAAACAGCTTTCCGAGTCAATCAAAGATATGGACTTTCCAACACTTAAAAAAATGGTTGCTGAATCCATTTACAATGCTGTCAAAATACCCTTGCCGATGGTAAGTCCCGATAACATGAGCTTTGCTAATATGGATGCGGCAAAATATGCTTTTTATGACAATGCGGTGCTGCCAGTGGTTAGTAGAATTTTAAAATTCTTCACTAAAAATATTTTAAGCAAATACGCTGGCTCTGAAAATTTAGAGCTTACATTTGATCCATGTTCAATTGATGCTCTTGAGTCACGCAAAGTTGACAATGCGCTGACAATCTCAAAAAGTGGTGTTTTAGCCATAAATGAAATTAGGGCGAGGCTTGGCTACGAATCAATCGATAATGGCGACTCTGTTTATCAACCAGCTAATCTTTTGCCAGTTGGTGTTGATAAATACACAATTGATAACCGCGAATCGCCAGCTTCTAAATCAGATAAAGCCGAATATATCCGCCTAATGAGTTCTATGAAAACAATTGATGGCAAAAGGCTTTATACTGACGATGTAATTAAAAAGCAGCTTGAAGCTTTTTATGAGTAGAAAAGACGCGCAAAAAATTGATCTCGAGAAATTAAGAATTGAAGCCACAATTACGCCAAAATTTAAAACAATTTTCAATAACATTGCGCGCGATGCCGAAAGGCTTTATAAAACAACTGGGAAACTTCCATCGCAAGAATTAGCGCAGAATTATTATCCTGAATTTGTCAAAGAAATTCGCGATGCAATGCGTAAAACAATTAAATTCTTTGGGTTCGATTTAAGAAAGGCTCTTGAATTAAAAGGTTTTAATTTTGACGCAGAATTTAAAAGTGGATTTATTGATTTAGAAAAAAAACTAAAAATCATTGATGAAAATTTAGATCCAAAACTTGAAGATATTAATAATGAATTTTTAAGAAATGCGACTTTATTCATTGCTAATCAAAGCGAAGTACAGGCTGATTATATCACGCAAACAAACGCAAAAGAATTGGCACTAGCGGCTTTACAAGAAGAAACAGCTTATTTATCAAATCAAAAAGCAAATGAGATTTGGGCTATTATTGCTAAGAATCTGTTTATAAATCTTTTAGACAGAAGGGACGGCAGGGTTGATTTAATTTCAAGCCAAGTGGTAGGGCTTGCTGAAGCTTGGAGTCGTCAAGAAGAGGCGCGCTTGATTAATCAAGCTGAATTACAATCGCAAAACAAACCCGTAAGAGTTTTAAAAACTTGGTGGGCAATTTTAGACTCAAAGACTCGCGCCAGTCATGTCGAAGCAGACCAACAGCAAGTTGGCGTGGATGAGTTATTCTATGTCGGTGGTGCTTCTGCTATGTACCCAAGAGATCCTAATTTGCCAGCCAGTGAGTCGATTAATTGTAGGTGTGTAAGTGTTAATTCTGTTTAAAATTATTTAATTTTTTTAAATATTTTTCTTTTTCTTGTTTAAAAAAATAATCAGCAAAACATTTAGCATCATCTGGATTGCTAAAATTACATTCCCAAATATTTGCTATCTTTCCAAAATCATAAATTCTTTTAGCCAAATTGAAACTAAGATTATGTGATTTAATAACGTAGTTCAAAAAAGTTTTATCTATCGTAATTTTGTAATTGTCGCTGCAAACAGGCGCGCAACATATTTCCACCATTTTAATTAGTTGCTCTTCTGAAAGAAAAGGATTTTTTAAAACTTCTCTAGCAACAACGGCGTGATATTTTAAGCCTTTTGGATCAATAAAATCAAAAACAATATCACTAATCAATTCTAAATTATTGGTGGTTTTTAAACTTTTAAACCATGATTTACATTGTTCAAGTCGTTTTTTTTCTTGCAATCTTTCTTGCATTTGTATTTCGGCAGCAATTTTTGAAAGTCTAGAAATTTCCAAATTAATTTCTGGTAATTCATTAAGTGCAATAGAATTTTTCCAGTTTATTAAATAAGGATTAGATTGAATCATATGATTTTAGCAAAAAATTTTTTAAATAAATCATCAACAATTAGTTTTTTTTCTAATTTTTCTTTTTCAACAACAGCTTCATAAGCTTGAAAAAATGATTTAAAAGCGCAAAGATCATTCTTTTCCTTTTCTTTTCGCAATCTAATTTTTTGCAACTCTTCTTCTTGTTCAGCTTCTAAAGCGTTGGCAAGACTTTGCGCTGCATTTTGTAATTCAGAAAAATTACAATCTTCTTTTAGAGTTTTTTTTAACTCTGCCAAAGCACGTTCAACTTTAAAATTTATTGTCATTTTTTTTTATTTTTTAATTCTAGTAATCAAAAAGTTTTATACTGTAATAGTTTCATAATCATCAGGAACTGCTGGAGGAGCTTTTTGTTGTTTTAAAATCTCTACAATTTGAGCTTCACCAGATGTCCACACATTCATTTGAACAGTCAAATCAATAGCTTCTTTAACTGATTTCCCAAGGTGCATAGCCATATAAGACTCTTTAAATCCAGCTCCATCAGTTGCAAAATCATTTTCTAAAATTTCTTGAACCGCTCCACTTCGATAATGAAATAATTTTTTTTCAAAAACTAAAAAATAATGGTTATCAACTTTGCCATTTGGTTCAATGTTTTGTTCTTTTAGCCATTTTCCAAAGTCAATGAAAAATCTTTGGATTCCTAGTTGATCGCTTCTCTCGGGCTTTCTAGTTTGACAAAATAACGCAAAATTGACTTGTTCAGAATATGAACCTGTTGAGGAAAAAACAACGTCATTAACCTGCGCAATTTTTTGCTGCATTTGATGATTGCTGCAATGAAATTTATGATTGTCCATAAATAACCCCGTGTCAGCTCCAAGAATTATTTTATCTTTTGTGTTTTGTGCTATTAATACCGTCATTTTATAACCTCATTTTTAAATTCTTGTCTCAATTGCTCTAAAGTTCTCACATCCTCGTCTTTTATCTTTCCCATAAGTCGCGCAATTACCAAATCTTTATGTAATGAGTTCCAAACGCGTGTAGGAACGCCGTAATGGTTCCAATCATGACACATGCTTTTACAATATGGCAAAGATGCGCTAAATCTCAAAACCTCCCCGTTATAAGGCAATGCGTTTTTATGTTTTTTGATGATCCATTTAAGAAGATCGTAATCGCCGCTAAATTTAATGTTAAATAAGTCCATTTTTTAAAATCTTGGTTTTCGGATTGGCGATTTTTAGCCACAAATTTATTTAGATGCAAACATTTTTAATAAAATTTTTGCAAATGCAACAAAAAATAAAAGAAACCAAGAGGTTTTCGTTTGAAATTAAAGCGATGTCCGAAGAAGACAATAATTTTATCTTTGAAGGCTACGCGTCAACTTTTGGCAATGTCGATTTAGGCGAAGATGTTATTGCTGCTGGCGCGTTTACCAAAACTTTAATTGAAACGCCAAATGTTCCAATTTTATGGCAACATGAAATGGATGAACCAATTGGAATTTCTATCACCTTAAGGGAAGATGCTAAGGGCTTATTTGTTCAAGCTAAATTGCCAAAAGATGATACTCAAGTGAGTGGAAAAGTAATTCCACAAATGCGGATTGGATCAGTTAGAGAGATGTCAATAGGCTATTTTGCCATTAATTGCGAATACCAAGATGAAATCAGAATTATCAAAGAAATTGAACTCTTTGAGATCTCTCTAGTTACCAAAGCCATGAATCCGAAGGCTTTAATCACTGGCTTCAAATCTCTTGAGTCGCTAAGCGATGTCGAAAAATCACTCAAAGAAAGAGGGTTCTCAAATACCGAGGCTAAAACCCTAATTTCTAAAATCAAAGAATTTTCCAATCAGCGTGACGCTGAAGAAATAAAGTCTCTGCGCGATGCCGAGCAAAAAGCCAAGTTGCTGGCTGGAATAAGCGACTTAACAAACTTTATTAAATCAAAAAAACAATAATATGTCAGATATTAATCAACAAACAATGGAAGCTTTAAACAGCTTGCGCGAAGAAGTTAAATCAATTTCACCTCGTCAAGAAGTAATTGATAAATGCAATAAATTTTTGGATGTTCAAGAAGATTTGAACCAAAAAGAAATGCAAGAAAAAAATGCTTTAAAAGCTGAAGTAAAAGAATTGAAAGAATCTTTTGCTAGTCTTGAAGCAAATTTAAAAAGACCAAATCTCGGCTCTGAAGAAAAGCAAAAAGCAAATGAAGAATTAAAAGCTTTTGAAAAATTCTTGAAAATGGGCAAAGAGTTTCATTATCAACCAGAAAAGAAATATCTAAGAACTGATGTTTCAACTGGCGGCGGTTTTTTAGTTCATGAAGCTTATGCTAATTCAATTCTTGAAGCAATTGTTGAAGTTTCTCCTGTTCGTCAAGTTGCAAGAGTTGAAACAACTACTAATGCTAAATCTTTAATTTTCACAAAAGAAACTGGACTTCCAGTAGTTTATTGGATTGGCGAAGGTCAATCAAACACTGCAAGTGACCCAGCTTTTGGAACTGAAGAAATCTTCCTTAAGAAGTTAGCGTTTAGAGTAGAGCTTACTCGCGAACTGTTTGATGACGCGAGTTTTGATATGAAATCAGTCATTACTAGACAGATTGTGAAACAAGTTGCGAAAGCCGAAGGAACCGCATTTATTAACGGTGTTGGAACTTTAGATCCTGAAGGCTTGATGACAAATGCAAGCGTTGGCTTTACTGCTTCTGGTTACGCATCAACTTTAGGAGCTGGTGAAGCTTTGCTTAAAGTTCAAGGCGATATTGTAAACCCAAGTGCTTATAATCTTTCTTTTATGTTTAACCGCAAAACTTTGCATCAAGGAATTAGAATTTTGCGCGGAACCACTAACGACAATTACTTATTCCAGCCTGCTTTGAATGGCGGAACTCCTAACTTAGTTGCTGGCTTGCCTTATAATCTTGCAAATGATATGCCAGATATTGGGGCTAATACTTTCCCAATTATTTGCGGAGATTTTAGAGAAGGCTATGTAATTGCTGACAATAATAATCTTCGAATCATTGAAGATCAAGTGACTGGAGTTGGTAGCGATAAATTAATTTATCACGTGTTTAAAAGAACTGGCGGTAAAGTAGTGCGTCCTGAAGTTTTGAGAAAAATCAAAATTTCAACTTAATCAATATTAATTTAATTTTTTTAAAAAATGGCTTCTGTAGATTTTAAAAATAGCTGCGTAGTTACTAACGCGCTAAACATTCAAACGATTGCAACCAACACAACAACTGCTGGTTCTTCAGTTGATACAAACGGTTATGAATCAGTAACTTTAAATTTCAAACTGGGCGTTAGAACTGATGGTTCTTATCTTCCAGTTGTTACCGAAAGTGATGATGGCACAACTTTCACTGCTGTTTCTTCTGATTTCTTAGTTGGAACTCCAGCAGCTTTGGCAACTTCTCACGGAAGCCAAAGAATTGGTTACGTAGGAAAGAAAAGATATGTTAAGGCATCTTTTACTTCAACCTCTGTAACTACTGGCTCTCTTGCAACCGCTGATGCTATTCTAAGTTCACCTAGAACTACACCAACTGCTTAATAATTAAAAGGGGGCGTAAAAACCCCCTTTTTTTCAATCAAATCAAATTATGCAAATTAAAGTTTTAAAAACCACTATTGCCGCCGCAAATAAAATAGGTAATTTTTCCAAAGAATATAAAGAAGGTGAAACCTACGAAATATTTGATGAATTGGCGCAAATCTTTATTAATGAAAAGTGGGGTGTTTTGGAAAATTCAGAAGAAAAAGCTTTTGATGAAACCTTAGAAAATAAGGCAATTCAAGTAGCACCAGAAAATAAAGCTTTTAGAAAAAAAGTAAAAAAAGAAACCGAAGAAATTTCTGAAAATAAAGAAATTGAAGAAGAAAAATAAAATGATTTTTAACCAACCAATCAATTATACTTTAATCACTGATGCCACCAGTGAACCTATAACCTTAAATGAAGTTAGAAATCATTTAAGGATCGATGGAATTGATTATGACGCTATTTTAACGCCCTTGATTAAAACAGTCCGCCAGATTGCAGAAAAAACAACTGGACGCGACATGATAAATAAAACTTGGCGGACTTACTTAGATTGCTTCCCAAGTTATGATGGAATTGAAATAAAAAAAAGCAAACTACAATCAATTACGTCAATTAAATATTATATAAACGACGTTTTAACCACGCAAGATTCTAACAGTTATTATTTTACCGATGAAGAATATAGCTCAATTGAAATAAAAAATAGTTATTCTTGGGCTTCAAGTGACGAAAGAAAACAAGCCGTTCAAATCACCTTTGTTGCAGGCTATGGTGCTGATGCAACCTTTGTGCCACAAGCTTTAAAACAAGCAATGTTGTCGCACGTTGCGTTCCTTTATGAAAACGCTGGCGATTGCGTAGATAGTGGCGAGGCTCAATTTAAGAAGCTATATTTCCCTTATATTTTGCCGCAATTATTGGTTAGTTTATGAAATGCCGATCAATCCAAAAAAACATTAACAAGGTTTGCGTTGGCGATTTTAACAAAAGAATAAAAATTCAAACCAGCAGCATTAAAGCAAATAATTCACCAAGTGCAGTTTCTGAAGTTGCTTTTCAAACTCTCGCAAACGCTTGGGCTTTAATTAAGACAGCTTCAAATCGTGAATTTATTGATGGTGTCAATATTGAAAATGGATTAAATACTGATTTTTATGTTAGATACAGCCCAAGCATTAATTATGAAGAGCAGCTTTGGATTGAGTATGACAATAACCGCTTCAAAGTCAAAAATATCGAAAACATTGACGCAGAAAATAAAATAATTCGCATTCGTTGCATTGAAAAGGGCGATAAATCAATTTTGGCAAATGCTAGATAATGTTTAGAATAATTAAAGACCCGCAATTAGAAAAACTAATGATTGCCAACGCAGCATTGCCTAATCACATAACAAAGGGAATAAGAATGGGCGCTTATATTTCGGGCAAGCAGTTAGTCGAGAATTTGCGTAAAGATATGAAAATTAAAAAAAGCGGGCGTACTTATAAAGTTTATGTTGGTGTTAGTGGAGCTTTAAAAAAAGCAAGGCTACACACCGCTTCTTCACCAAATGAAACTCCCGCCATCATTAGTGGCAAATTTAGAAAGTCGGTTGATTTTTTAGTGCGCGGAAATCGAACTTTAGAGTTTGGCTCGGGCAATGAAGGCATAGCTAAACAATATGCCAAAGTTTTAGAACTTGGAAGCTCAAAAATGGCAGCAAGAAAACCGCTTGGACGCACTGTCAAGAAGCTAGAAAAACAAGTGAAATTAAATATTGAAACTGAAATCAACAAACAAATTAAAGCCGCTGGCTTCAAAAACTCAAATTAATTATGAAAGCTATTGATGTTGTAAATAGACTAAAAGAAATTTTACCAAGTTTTACAGATGATTTTAGTGATATTAAAAGCATTTCTTCTTTGACACGATCAGGCGGCACGATTACAGCAACGACATCAAGCGCGCATAATTTAGCAACTGGAAATTACGTTACAATCAGAGGGGCGAAAAAACCAATCACTTTAGTTTCTTTGACTCGCGTAGGGAATATTGTAACTGCCACATCTTCAACCGATCACGAATTATCCGACCCCTCTTTATTTTCTTTAGAAAATTTGCCGCTTTATGTTGAAATTGCTGGCGCAAGCACTGGCTACAATGGCGATTTTGAATTGTTAAGCGTTCCAACAAGCTATACTTTTACTTTTAAAATTACAACAACACCAACAACACCAGCAGCAGTGGCAGGCTATCTTTTACTTGAAGATCAAGCTGGTTACAATGGATACAAGCAAATCACAGTAACTTCGGCAACTCAATTTACTTATGCAACTTCAAGTTCAACCCTTAACTCACCAGCGCAAGGCACAATTGAATTAAGTAGTGGCACACGCATTGATTATGCGGCAACTGCTGAAAGGATTTCAGATTTTTATTCCGCAAATTTTAATAAAATTTTGAAGCCTTGGATGTTTGTTGTATTGAACGCAAAATCAACTTACAAAAACGAAACAATTGCAAGCAATATTTCATCTGCTCAAAATAAAAACGAGTCTTTTCATTATGAGGCGCAGCAAGATTTTTCAATTTATATTTTTTTATCAAGCAAAAATAGCGTGTTAGGTGGCGAGCAATCAGATACAGCGCGCTCTTATGAAAAACCAATTTTAAAAAGTATTGCCAACCACATTTTTGATTCAAATTTAGTTGAACGAACTTATCAACCATGCGCCTACGCGGGCAGTGAACCCGATGATTATGTTGCTGCTTATTATGTCCACCGATTTGATTTTCTAGTTAAAGGATTTGTGCAATCAGGCGATACTATTGATTTTGACAATGGAACTCCTCTTAAAATAATCAATGGAACTTTTGATAAGGGCTTAATTTTCAAACCTAATTTACGTTAGTCTTGGTTTTCGGATTTTTGTTTTTGTTTTTAAAAAATATTTTGATTTCAACATTTAATTAAATTCTGTTTATGAAATTAAAACTAAATCAAAATCTTTCCACGCCACAAGGCAAGCTGCTTAAAGATGCAATTATTGAAATTGCCGCAGATAAAAATTCAATCCCTTTAGATTTGTTTTGGCGCAGTCGTTTGCTTGATTCAGTTATTGACAATTGCGTTGAAATAGTTTCTGAAACCTTAAAATCAAAAAAATAACATGGCTGCTGCATTTCCAAACGTGACTACTAACATTCTTTCAGCTAAAACCCCGCAAAGCGTTGATGCTCGATCAATTCTAATCGTCGGTGGAATGGTTTCAGGCACTGCTTCAAGTGGTGCTTTAGTTGATAATTTACTTTCTACGGCAGAATTTAACGCTGCATTCGGAAGAACTTCGCATATTGCAAGAGCTGGTCGCGCTTTAATCGAGCAACTTTCGATTTCAAGAATTAGACCAAAAGTTTCTGCAATTGGATTGACTGACAACGGAAGTGGAGTTGCCGCAACTGGAATTGTTGCTTTTACTGGAACCGCAACTGAAGCTGGCACAATTACAGTTTATGTCGACTCAATTCGCAATGGTGCTTACAAAATTAATGTTGCCAGTGGCGCAACCGCTGCTTCTCTTGGAACTTTACTTGAAACCGCAATCAATGCAAATTTAGATAGACCAGTAAACGCAGTAAATACTAGCGGTAGTGTTGGTTTAACTGCAATAAACAAAGGCGCAATTGGAAATTCAATAGGCTTAAAATATTCAGGTTCTGTCGCTGGAATTACAACCACTATTACAGCTTTTGCAAATGGTGCAACTAATCCAACTTTGACAGCGGTATTTGACGCAATTGCAAGCACTCGTTATTCAACAATAATCTTTCCAGCAGAATGGGGCGTTTCTACTTTAACAACTGAAACCGAAGCTAAATTCAATGTTGACAATAAAATTGTTCACGAATTTGGCATTGTTTGTAAAAATGATACTTACGCCAATATCAATACCGCTTTAGATGCTCTAAATCAAAAAACACTCGGCTATATTCCAAATAAGCTGATTTCAGGAACTGCTCACAAAGGCGGTGCTATATTTGAGAACCCGATTGTTATTGCCGCCTATGCTGCTGCGTTACGTGAATTAAGACTTACAGTAAATTCAAACGTATCTTCAATCACAACTAACGGGCAATCATTAGGCGGTTCTTTCTTCGCTGCAATTCCTTATCACAATACGCCATTTAGCCTATTGCCAATTATTGAAACTGGGAATGATTTTTCTGATGCTGAAGCTTTAGAGTTGCAAAATTCTGGTGGCTGGGTGCTTAGAAATAATCCTGCAAATACTGTGATTATTTCAAATGAAGCGGTAACAACTTATAAAACTAACACGCTTGGAAACGCAGACACAACTTTCAAATACATCAATTATTTTGACACTTTAACCTTAACCGCTGAATTTTTCTTTAATAATACAAAAGCTGATTTTTCTCAACATATTTTGACAACTGGACAATTAATTGCTGGTCGCCCGATGGTTAATAAAGAAGGATTTATCGCTGCTTTGATGGGTTATTATGCCATACTTTCGGGCATCAATGGCAATAACAATTATTGTTTATTAAGAGCTGGCACGGATCAGCAAGCAGCTTTCAAAAAAGCTTTGACTGATTCGGTAGTTATTAATCTTTCAACTGGAACTTTAACAGCCGAAGCAATTGCGAATATTACAACTCAAGTAAGAAATATTTTAGTTAATTTTACCCCAACTTTTGAATAAAACATATGGCTATTTTAGATTACGGCGATCTGCAAATTAACGGCAAAGTTGAAGCTTATGAAGGCGCGATTAAAATCGAGGCTGGCTCAAAAACACGCAAAGCAAATCCGCAAATTAATGGTTCAAAAATTATCACAACTGATATTTCGACCAATTTAAGCAAAATCACAATTAAGATCCGCGTCACACCCGCTTCAAATGATAGATATGACGCGCTATACAACAATGGCGATAATAACACAATCACTTATCGCGATAAAAACTTTTCAGGATGTTTTCTCGAAATGATTCCTGAACGTGAAGACTTAGGAACTGTTGATTACGTGTTTTATGGCGATCCTGCCGTTTAATTTTTTTAAAATATGGACTCTTTAACTTTTGATTTATCAAAGCCAATTAAAGTTCAACTGAATGTTGATGGCAAGAATGATTTTGTTGATATTGATAAAATCTATTTTTCTGCACCAAGCTACAAACATCGTGATTTGACAATTGGTTTAAAAAAGAAATTTATTGAAGCCGTATTTGCAATGACCGCTTCCCTTCCAAAAGATGAAGCACAAAAGCAAGTGAATGATGACAATGGCAAATTAGACGCAAAATCAATTAAAGCCATTCTATACGCAGCTAAAGACTTTGATATTGTTTCTTTTTTTAAAAAGTTTGAAGCGTTTTTAATTTCTGAAATTGCTTTTAAAGATGAAGAAAAAAAGCAAAAACTTGTCGCATTAGATATACAAAAGCTTGATGAATCTGATTTTGAGGAGCTATTGGCTAAATATTTAGAGGTTTTTTTTATTGTTTCTTGGATGAAAACTCTAAGTTAGAATCTTTGGTTTGTAATTTAGCTCTTTTCTACAAAGGCGCGGCAAGTTTTGAATGGTTAGAAAGCTTGCCAATTCCAAAGCTTTTAAGACTTAATGAAGAAGCAAGTAAAATCAACGAAGCAATGAAATCAAAAGAGAAATAAAGATGTTTCAAATAAAATATGTCTATGATTTAGTTGATAAAATCAGCCCTAAACTCAAAACAATCCAAACTAATTTAAAAGCTACAGCTGACAAGGTTACTGATAATGGAGCTGTAATGGCGAAAGGCTTTGACAAAATGGTCAGTAGTTTAAATAAAACGGGAAATTCTTTAAAAAGCGCAAGTTTTAATTTAGCCCCGATTTCTGTTGCAATGGGTGGTTTAGGCATAAAAGCTTTATCTTCTTCTGCTAATATGGAAACCTTAGCAATTCAATTAGAAATACTTACTGGCTCGGCAGAAAAAGGAAAAAAATTATTTTCTGATCTTAACCAATACGCAGCTGCAACTCCCTTTCAATTACCTGAAATAGTCAAATCAACAAGAACATTGCTAGGCTCAAATATAGCTTTAGAAAAGGCTACATCTACAATTGAAATGCTTGGTGATGTTTCTGCTGGTTCTGGAGGTGATTTGCAAAGTTTAGCTGTAGTTTTCGGGCAAGTTGCTGGAATGACTAGATTACAAGGTCAGGATGCAATGCAATTCATTTCAAATGGGATACCTATTTGGGCTTTGCTTGAAAAATCAACTGGAAAGACTGTTAAAACTTTAAGAGATATGGGCAGTAAGGGGCAAATATCTTTTAAAATGGTTGAGGATGCTTTAACAAAAGCGACATTAGCTGGCGGGATGTATTATCAGGCTACGGAAAAATTATCTACATCGCTTTCAGGACTCTACTCTACTTTAAAAGATCAGGTAAATCTTGCTTTCGCAGAACTTGGCAATGAAATGGTTAAGGCTGTTGATATTAAAAAACTAATCAAAGACTTAGGTGAATTTGCTGGGAAGTTAACCTCTTATTTTAAATCTTTATCTCCTGAAACTAAAAAATTTATCACTTATGCAGTAATTTTGGGCGGAGTCCTAGCTCCTGTTTTAGCGACAATTGGTTTTATGTCAATTGGAATAGCTGCGCTTGCAACTTCTTTTAGTTTTTTAAATAGAATTATTCTGGCAAATCCAATTATTGCTTTTATTGCTGCAATGGTTTTACTTTATAATACTTGGGATGATTTTAGAATTGTAGTAGATTGGGTTGCTGAATCTATAGTTGGAATTTTTACTACTGAATGGACTGCTCCATTTATTAACGCTTTAAAAGATGCTTGGGAATGGCTTGATAAAATTTTAGAAAAAACAAAACCTCTTAGCAATTTTTTTTCTAATGCAAAATTAATTATTAGCACAGGAGCAGATGCTATTAATACGAAATTAGATGAAAAAGCTGGAATAGTTAGAGATAGCTTTTCAGCAAATATCAACCAACAACAACAATTAATTGCTGGTGGTCAAATGGACATCAACATTAAAGGGTTGCCAAAAGGTTCAAATTCAAACTTCACTCCTGCGCCTAAAAGCTTTATGAATATTGGAGTCAATTCAGTTTATGCAGGTGGCTAATGACAATTTTTAACATTGCTAGATTACCAACCGCAAGTTTTAAAGGCGTTGAATTTGCCTATCAAGACACAAGCGTTGATGGTGGCCGCAAAACAATTTCTCATGAATATCCAAACCGCAAAGAGCGTTACGTTGAAGACTTAGGGGGAATTGAAAAGAAATTCTCAATAACTGCATTGACTGACAACAACGTTTCTTTTGACGACAGAGATGCTTTAATTGAAGTCTTGGAGAGTTCGGGTATTGGCACTTTAATTCATCCTACTTTTGGCTCGCAAAGCGTTGTTTGTGTTGGCTATAATGTAAGCGATAATGTCAACGAGCTTGGCATTTCTAAATTTACTTTAAATTTTGAGGTTGCTTCTTTAAATATTTTGCCTTTCAAGCTAGACGGTAACAAAGGCTTTTTAGCTAATTTAAAAAGCAAAATTCTTGGTAAAAATGAAGCTGTTTTTGATAAAGAATGGAAAAATGTTGTTAAAGCCAAAGCAAAATTTGATTCTGCAGTCAAAACAACAAAGCAGGTTGCAAATCAAATAAATCGAGCTTCAAGATTAGTGCAAGGTGCTGCTGATTCAATTGGCGACGCAACGACTGCATTAAATCAAATTGTAAATTCTGCTAATTCTTTAGTTCAAAGTCCGTCAAAATTGGCAGCTAATTTAAGAGCCTCTTTTAATAATCTTTCTGTAGGCTACAATTCGGCAAAAGATGTTTTTGTTGTTATGTCAAATCTTTTTGGCTTCGACCAAAGAGACCGCGTTTCAAATGGCAATTCTCAATTGCAGCAAGATATAAAATCAAACCAAGACCAGCTAAACAATTTTGTAAATGCTGCGGCGATGGCGATTGCTTACAATGCTGCGGCAAATATTGATTATGCAACTTTGCAAGATTTAAATTCTGTAAATTTAAAACTAGAAGCTGGCTTTGCTACGCTTCCCTCAAATTTAGATAAAGATATTTACCAACTTCTTTTAGATATGCGGGTTGAAGCGACCAATATTTTTTCGCAATTGTCAATTAGCTTGCCAAACATAATCGACTACGAACAAATCAACCCAATTTCTTTAAATAATTTAGTTTATTCTTTTTACGGATCACTTGATTTAAAAGAAAATATCCGCCAGCTAAATCAATTTGGCGACACGAGCCGCATTCAAGGCAATATCAAACTTTTAAGCAATGTCTGATTTAACTTTAGAAGTAAACGGCATAAAATACCAAGGATTTACTGATGCTTTGGTGAATAGATCTGTTGAAAATCTTGCAAGTCAATTTTCATTTTCAACAACAATCAAAGATTCTTTTGATTTTATGTCGGGAGTTTTTGGCAAAATTCAAAATGATTTAAAAGCTCAAGATTTTGTTAAAATTCTTATTGATGATAATTCTGTTATGTCTGGTTTCATTGAAGATTTAGACATAAGCTATTCTTCAAGTAGTCACTCAATTTCAGTTTCGGGTCGAGATAAAACTGGTGATTTAATTGATAGTTCGATAATTCCAAAGCAATATTTCCAACGTAATTTTGTTCGGCTTTTAGAGACTGTTTTAAGTGATAATGGGCATTCAATCGCCGTTATTAATGACGTTGCTGATTTAAGCACTTTAGGCGCAAAAGAAGTAATTACCGCAGAAAAGGGCGACACAATCGCCGCTTTTATGGATAGATACGCCAAAAAATTACAAGTTCTTCTGGTTACAAATGCAGATGGTGATTTAGTAATTACCCGCGAAGGCAGTGATTTAGCTGTTGGTCGATTAGTTCAAGAAATTAATGGTAATAATAACAATATTCTTTCGGCTTCAATTAATATAAGCACCACAGAGCGTTACAGATTTTTTGAGATTTACTCTTCAAAGGGTAATGATGATTTTATTGCTCAAACTGTTGGGCAAAGCGGAATAGCAATTGATAGTTCAATTAGAGCGACCAGAAGAAAGCGGGTAAATATGTCGGCTGATACGGAATCAGTATCTTTAAAAAATCTAGCTAAGTGGTATGTCAATATAAGGCGCGCGAAAGGCTCCCGCTATAATTGCCGCGTTCAAGGTTTTTATACGAATAGAAATAGTGGCTTGCTTTGGCAGCCAAACACTTTGGTTCAAGTTAAAGATGAATTATGTCAAGTAAGTGGACAATTCTTAATTCAGGGAGTTTCTTTTGTTAAAAATTTGCAAGGCTGCTTTACTGATTTGTCAATTGTAGAACAGGGCGCATTTTCAATTGAAGGCGCAAATATTGCTGATGGAAGCAGCTTTGCAACTGATTTAATTGCTAAGCCTTAATTAGCTGCCATATTTATATTTAATTCCATTAATTTTGCTTTCTTAATATGTCTGATATTCTTTTCATTTTCTTCTTCATCAACAAGAAACGCAAATCCTAATTTTAAATCATTTTTAAAGTCTATTTTGATTTTATCTTCTTGATATTCTATTTCCTCAAAATATGCACCAATTTTATCGCTATATACTTTACACTTACCAATAACCTCGCCCCAATTTAATCTTACTGGCAAGAATTTATCTTCTATTTCAAAGCAATCTTTTTCAAAAACATCGCTGTCTTGCTCATTGTAAGGTTGGTTATATTTTATAAAATAAATTTTCATTTTATTTTTTGTTATTTTGTGTTTTAAGGTGCAATAAATCCATGCGCTCTCATAGCTATTAAAATTAAATCAACAACTGCATGAAGTTGATTTAATCCAGCTAATGGATTAGCAATTGCTGGTTGCTGTTCTTTTAAAACTTGCACTCCATTAACTTTATAAACTCCACTTGTATTGATATTGCCAACTGCATTAATCAGGCCAGAAAAAAGAGCCGAACTGCAACTTATTTCAATATCACCATTTTTCTTAAAAGTAATTTTATTTCCAGCAGCAAAATTACCAACTGCTTTTTCGCCAGCTTCTAAAATTGGCTGAAGCAAAGGATTATATGGCACGGCAAAGGCACTTGTTTTGCTACCTTGTGGATAAAAAAGTGCAACTAGACTTCCTTTGTCAATTATTGGATTGCTGGCATCACCATATGGATGCAAGATTAAAATATTATCTAAAATCTCACCTTCAAAAGTCTTTACCTTACATCTAAGCCCGCCGTTGCTTATGCTTAGAAGTTGCGCTTTGCTAATCATAAAAATCTTGGTTTTCGGATTTTGTTTTTTGCGATTTAAAAAATACTTTTAATCAAACAATTTTTCTAAATTATGGCAATCGATTTAAAACTCAAGCAAGATTCAAACGGAGATTGGGATATTGATTTTGCCAACGGCAATTTTGAATTGACTTATGGTTTAGATTCGGCTGTTTATATGTCGGTTTTTTGCGAAAAAAGAGCATCTAGTTCTCAAGTTTCAGAGCCTAATTTAAGGCGCGGACATTTTACAAACGAATTTTCTAAAATAGAAGGCTATCAAGTTGGCTCACTGTTTTGGCTATATACCCAGCAAGCTAAAAATACGGATAGTAATTTAAGACTACTCGAAGGCGCAGCTAGTGACGGCTTGGCTTGGATGATTGAAGATAATATTTTTTCAAAAGTAAAAGTAAAAGCAACAAGATCAATTTCTACAATCCAACTTGAAATCGAACCTATAAATAAACTTCAAAAGAATAGTCGATATTATAATTTATTTGCTGCGATATGACAATAACCTTTCCATCAATTACACAAATTCAAGAAAGAATTGTTAGTAACTTAATCTTATCGGTGAACGCTGGTCAATTAAATAGCTCAAAACATATTGATCCAAACATTCGCAATAGTCTAATTGGCGGCTTAACAAGCTCAATGTCTGCGGGCTTTGATGAAAATAATGATTTAATCAAAGATCTTTTAAAACAACTTTTTCCCCAAACTGCAACAGATGAATATTTAGAAAATTGGGCTTCTTTTTTTGGCATCATTCGTAAAATTGCCGTCCAAGCTTCTGGTTATGTTATTTTTGAAGGCACTGCGGCAACTTCAATTCCTGCCACAACTGCAATTCAATCAGCAGATGGCACAGAATACCAAACTCAAGCAGCAGCCACAATTTCAACATCAACAATTGGCTTAGTTTCACTAACAAGAAGCGGCACAACCGCGACCGCAAATACTACTTCAGCTCACAATTTAGCAACTGGCACAACCGTAACTATTTCAGGCGCAGCTCAATTGGATTACAATATCACAACTACAATTATAGTAATTTCAGAAACTTCTTTTACATTTCAAGTTGCCAACTCACCAACAACGCCAGCAACTGGCACAATTTTAGCAACCTTTACAACTGCTAAGGTTCAAGTTTTAGCGGTTGAATATGGCACAAATGGCAATTCAAGTGGCGGTTCAGAACTAACTTTAATAAGTCCAATTGTAGGAGTTGAAACTAGTTGTTACATCGATTATAATGGGTTTTCTCAAGGCCTTGATTTAGAAAATGATGACTCTTTGCGGACAAGGCTTTTGGAAAGAACTTCTAATTTTAGCGCGCCTTTTACCGCTGGCGGATTGCCCGTTTTTATCAAAGAAAAAATAAGCGGAATCACTCGCGTTTGGGTTCAAACAGCAACGCCAGTAGCTGGCAAGGTAACTATTTATTTTGCAAGAGACGGAGATGCAAATAACATTCCAACATCAGCGCAAGCCTTAGCTGTTAAGAATGCTATTATTGATCCTGACACTGGCATTAAGCCAGCAAACACTCCTGACAGTTATGTAATTGTAAGCGCTCCTACAGCCGTGCCAATTAATTTTAGCTTTTCTTCTTTATCCCCAAACACTGCCGCAATGCGGTCGGCAATTTCAACAACTCTTTACGATTATTTTAGAAGTGATTCGGTCGCGGTTGGCGGTGATTTAGTTGCGAATGAATATAATGCTTTGATTTATAGCGTAATTGATGCTGATGGCAATTCACCAACTTTTGCTTTAACATCGCCAAGCGGGACAATTTCGATTTCTGATTCAGAGTTGGCAACTTTAGGTAATATTACATTCCCATGAGTTTTTTAGAAAATAGAGATTTAGCAACCCAAACAAATATTTTAGCTGGTTATTTGCGAAACGATCCTTTGCATCAAGCTAAAAATCGCGAAGGCTCAAATTTAAGAAAAGTTCTGATTGGTTTGGCTTCCGAATGGTTAGAATTTAGAAATAAGATTAATGAAGTTTTTGATGAATACAACCCAAACAATACTACGGCACTTTTAGAAGAGTGGGAAACTTTCGTAGGCATTCCCGATTCTTGCATTTCAAACACTGGCTCAATCGAGCAAAGAAGATTAAATATTTTGCTTAAATTGTCGGGCATAAATGCATCAACCGCAAAACAATTTGAAAACATTGCGGCAATTTTAGGCTATAGTGTAGTCGTTGAAACTGGAGTCGATACATCAACATTTCCGCTCACATTCCCTTTTATTTTAATGAGTGCGGAAGAGGCTCCTTTTATTATTGTGGTAACATTACCAATCTCTTTAAAACCAAGCGGCTTTCCTTTAACTTTACCTTTTACCTTAGGTTCAGGAATACCCCAAATCTTAAATTGTCTTTTTAACAAAATTAAACCAGCTCACACAAAGCTTTATTTTCGCTATTCTTGAAAATTGGCTTTGTTTCTTTGACAAAAAAAATCACAATTTTTTAACATTCAAAATTTATAATAAAAATTATGTCAAGTTTTATCACTTCCAAAGTAAATGGCAATCAAGTCGATGCTGACGAATGGAACCAATTAGCTGATTATAATACTCTACAATCTTCAAGTGGACAAACCCCTAGCTCTTCAAATATAAATCAAGGCTCAATTGCTGCCGCAAGATATGCAAGTGCTGGTGAATATTTTTTAGACAGCGGAACGGCTAATGCTTACGTCCTAAGTCCAGTCGCACCTTTTAAGGCTCCTGTTGATGCAACTCTTACTTATTTCGTTGGAATGACAATCCGCTTTAGAGCTGGAAATGCAAACACTGGAGCTTCAACTGTCAATGTCTATTCTGCTGGAGTTAAGAACCTTAAAAAAGCTGATGGCACAACTGATTTAGATCCAAATGATATTTCGGCGTTAGAGGATTCAATATTTAGATACAACGGAACTGTTTTTGTTCAACAAAATAAATTTTCATACCAATTAAAAACTATTCAAACTTTTACTGCATCTGGAACTTGGACAAAACCTGCGGGATGCCGAGCAGTCCATATAGAATTAGTCGGCGGCGGCGGTTCTGGTGGAAATAGCACTTCTGGCGGCACTGGCGGCGGAGGTGGTGGATACAGCGAAAAATTTATTACTTCAGGATTAGGCGCAACTGAAACGATTACAGTTGGTCTAGGCGGGACAGCAGCTACAAACGGCAATAATGGCAACACTGGCGGCACAACATCTTTTGGCGCGCATTGTTCGGCTACTGGCGGTACTGGTGGAAAAACGGCAAACGGAATAGGGGTTGGTACAGGCGGAGTTGGTGCAAGTGGCAACATTAATATTCAAGGCGGCGGTGGCGGAATGTCAATTAGTGCGACATTAGGAGGTTTTGGTGGCGCATCAGTACTATCTAATTCAATTGCAGGAGCTATCGGCTCAAGTGCTACCACAGGTTATGAATATGGAGGCGGCTCTGGCGGGTCAAATGGTGGTACTGGCGCAGCTGGTGCGGCTGGTATTGTTATAGTTTACGAATATTATTAGGAGATAAAATGTTTGCTTTAGTTCAAAATTCAAAAGTTGTTCAAATTGAAAATTCTATTTTTCCAGTTTCTGAAGATTTAATCTGGGTTGCTTGCGATTCATCAATTACAACAGATTATTTTTACATAAATGGAGAATTTAAAATTACCGACAAATCTGATGAAGATTTTTTGGCGGAAAAAAAGAATGAAAAAATAGCCCAATTAAAAGCCAATCGAAACGTAGCTTTAGGGAAACCTTACGCCGCGTGTAAAGCTTACGAATGGGATAAACCCGAAATCGAAGAAAACGAAGTTTATTTTGAATTTAGTGTCGAAGCTACTGGCATTCAATTAACCGAGCCAAATACGATTATTTTTGGCGCATCATTGGGCAGCATTATAAAATATAGCTGCACAATTATTGAAGGTCAAAATAGGCGCGAGGGTTACATTATCTTAGATCAAGCGGTTGCACAAAATATTTCTTCTCATCTTGCAGATCGCGGCACGAGCTATGTCGCTTACGCGAACGATAAAGAAGTGGAGATAAACGCTTGCACCACTATTGAAGAACTTGAAGCAATCGATATTACTTTTCCACAATGACAGCAGGCGTTTCAAATATTAATTGCGAAATTGGGGCAACTTTTGACCAGCTTTTAACATGCAAAGATAGCAGCGGAAATTTAATTAATTTTACTGGCTACACTGCCAAGTTGGAAGTCCGCACTAACAAATCAGACGCACCAGCTATTTTGACGCTTACAAGCAATGCTGGCGGCGGCATAACTCTTGGTGGAGCTTTAGGCACAATTGCAATTCATATTAAAAACACTCAAACATCTGTCTTGCCCGCTGGCGTTTATTATTATGATTTGCTCACAAGCGTTTTTAATTCTGGCTTAAACGAAACCATTGTAACTAGATTAGTGGAAGGAACATTTACAGCAATTGAAGGAGTTACTAAATGACTGAAATTGTTTCTGATTCTGAAAACACAATTATTCAAGTTGAAATTGACAAAATTAATGTTGAGATTTTAGAAAATAACATCGATTTAAACATACAGATCAATAAAAACATTGTTGAAATTGTTAAGCCAACCAATGAAGTAATCGTAAATCTCGAAGGCATTCAAGGCGCAACTGGTGCTTCAAATATTCTAGGTGATTCACCAATTTTTACTTACAATTCCGACAAAACACTTTCGCAAGTTCTTTACACTTCAAATAACGCAATAAAATCTTTCACTTACGAAGGAGAATTTCCAAAATATGTTGATTCTACAATTAGCGGCATAACTACGCGCAAAGAGTTTTTTTTTAATTTAGATGGCACGTTAAATCGAATTGAAAAGGTGCAAATTTAATGGCAACAATTAACGTCGCAACCAGCCAAAATTTAAGTGCAGTTACTTACACTCAAGGCGACACGATCAACGTCTTAGATGGTGTAACGCTTACTATCAATAGCCAATGGTCGATCAAGCCTTACCTAATTCAAGCACTTGGCACAGGGCGCATCGAGGTTAGCAACAGCAGCACCTCGGTTCTGCATTTGCAAGAGTTTTATGTTCAAAACGGTTTAAGTGCGGGGGGGTTTAGCACGACTCAGAACGGCGTGTTACAGGTGCGTGGTGACTGGATTACGGTTGGTACAAGCACAGGCGCAAATAATCAAATTTTATTCAGCGCAAACAACATTGGTGGCGTGGCGATTGACTATCCAACAATGATTCAAGTTGAAACAGGCAGCGGCACAAACGTATGGGAAGTATGGCAAGCGATCCCACTCGATGTGAGTGGCGGAACTGTCAATACGCTTGGGTTCAATGCGCTTGACACAACAGCTGGAACGGTAGCAGTTAGTGCGGCTGGTGTTGTGACAGGGACGGGTACGGCTTTTACAAGCCTCATGGCTGGACTTCCGTTTAAGCTTCCAAGCATTGCTCGTGATTTTGTTATCAGCGCCTTTACATCCGCAACTCAAATTACCATTCAAGAACTGGATGGTTCAACATATACAGGGGGCGTGATCGCTGCGGGTACTTCTTATATCCTTCGCAGCGGTTCTCTTATCAGCTCCACGCAAGTCGGTAGCGGTGATCTCGGCAAAGTTTTGTTTTTTAATCCTGTCACCACAGCAGTCAGTATGGGTGATGGCACAAACGGAACAAAAATTCCAACGGGCGCAAGGGTTCGTATCCCGAACATTCATTTTAACGGAGCGTTACAGCAGACTACATTGACTGCGGCGATTACAAGCACAGCGGCACAAGCACTCACACTTGCGGCGGCAATTGGGCCAACAACAAACGGCACATATACACCAACCTATGTCGGTTCATTATTGCTAGTCAACGGGTCAACGGTCGAGCGTATTTATTACTCAACTCGCTCAGGTACGACAGTCAGCGCAACAGGTATGGTCAGGGGTGTGTATGGAACTACAGCGCAAACTAGTTTTCCAATTGGCACGCTAGTGTATTGGCTCGCAGCAAGCAATTTAGCTGTCAATAATAATATTCCGTTGTTTAACACTAACGCAAGCGGAACAGTTGATATACAAGTCTGTAGCGTAGGCACACGTATGCAATCCACGTTTACAAACTTTGCATCGGCAACAATTAAAAATTTTGGAAGCGTTTATTTTTCTTTGAATAGTTCGGCTGGAACATACGACGTCGATGGGTTGAGTGTATTAGGAGGCGGGTATCAATCAAACGGTTTTGTGTTGTTCGGAGTTTCTTTTTCATCACTAATTGGAGGCGGAACAATAAAAAATGTTCATCAAAACACTAATTATTATGGAGGTTCAAATGCATCAGGTGTTGCGTTAATTAACGTACAAAATGCACAATCCATATCTAACATAAGAAGCAGGCTTTTTAACAGAACCTCTGGAGTAAGTGTAAACGTCAGGGCAATCAACTTTACAACTGTTAAGTGCGCTACGCCTGTTGACGGTTTATATTTTAATGGTCAATTAGTAACCCAATCCGTTACAAATATTGATATAAAAAACATTTATTTTTCTGCTCTTCCAAACGCAAACAGTACAGGCTCTAGCGATGGTGCATATCCTCTTTATTTAACAAGTACCGTCAATAGTACATTTCGAGGAATTCAAATTTGGAACGGTGGACTTGCTACTCGCCAAGCATTAGTGATTACTGACTCAGGTTGTGACAGTGTTGTGATTCATAATAAAGGATATTCGGCTATCAATGCGGTATCGCAACTAAGTTCTATTATTAATGATGGTGGATTAAATACAATTGCCGCTTGGATTTCAATTACAAACCCAAGAACATCAGCAGTATCAAGCTATTTGCGAAGCGATATAACAACCAATAGTAACGGGTTGTTTCGTATGTTATTAATTGACTCAATCGTGACGACAACAACAGGTACAGGCGGTAACGCAAAGGGCGGTGTTGAACTGGATATGATTGCAGGATCACATCGTTTGTTTAGCAGCACTACAACCGCTTCTATAGTTCCAAACTTAGTGGATGTTCAGCCTATAGTAGTTTTATCAAATACTGCAAAGACAACGGGTTCAGTTTATGTAGGTGCATTTTCTGCTCAAAACCAATTTGATATGTACACATTTACAGGTGGTACATATTTAGATAACTTGGGTCGTATTTACTATCCTGCAATAGGTAATTCAGTAGTTATTAAGTCTGTTTACGCTCTTAAAGGTATTACCAACTTTACAGGCACAGCCTTTGATTTTAACTACAACTTAGGTGCTGGCACAAACCCTATTCCTGCTGGCACGACTGTCGAATTTAGGATGACAAATTGGGGGACGCCAAACACAGGCGCATGGACAACATTTACAAACAACGCTAATTTAGAAACGGCAAGAGCTGCACTAACTGGCTACAGCTCAAGCGTGGGCTTAGACTTGCAATTTAGAATTACTGGCACAACTGCGGTGGCTGGTCGTTATTTAATGAGCATGAAACTGCCAGTTACAATTGATGCAAGTTATAATCCGCCAGTCTATTCGACAAACATTGGCGTTACTGGCGCGCAAATTGACACATTAATTGCGGGCTATCTAAATGCCGCACCAGCTACGCCTTTATTGCAAAGTAATTTGGTTTTGACAGGATCAAGCGGCTCTATCCCAATGCCTTATGATTACGATGCGGTGCCAGTTGATTATCGCTTGATCGCAAGAAAAGCGGGGTGGACATTCAGCAACTTAGTTGGCAACTATCTTAAACAAGATATTTCAATTCCAATCACTCAATTGCAGGTGATGGATGTAAATGGCAATCCTTTGTACGCGTCAGGAGTCACAGGCGTTGCGGTTAATTATGGCACATCTAAAATTACTTTATCAGCAAACCGTTCGGCAAAGCAAATTTGGTCAGCAATTCAAGACAGCCTTTCGTTACTAGCCAACCTAACTCAAGCAGATCCATTTTCAACCTCAAATGGCGCAGCATTCTACAGCACTTACACTTTAGAAGTGGCGGGAACTTTGACGGATGGAAATATTGTCGGCAATTTAGAATTGACAGGCGCGCTTGCTGCTGGCGTTACAATCACTGGAAATGTAAGCCAAACAACGCCGACAAATTTAAATGGAATTACAATTAATGGCAATCTGACATTTAACACCAACACGCCAATCACAATTACTTTAACAAATTGTTCAATTAGTGGCACGGTTAGCAATAATGGTTCAGGTTTGGTAACGATTAATTTAACCAATTCAACAATTGGTTCGGTTGGCGCAAATGTTGCTTCCCGCTTAACAACCTCTTTAACAATCAATGGTTTAATTGCTGGCTCTCAAATTTATATTGCAAACGCAGCTGGCACACAAGTTGATTATGTCTCTTCAAGCGGAACTAGCTACACTTTAGACACAACTGGCGGAACTGGTACATGGACATATAAAGTCGCGCGTTATGGATACACTTCACAAAGCGGCAATCACTCACCAGCGACAGCAAGCACTACTGTTTCAATTAATTTAATTACTGACGCGTTTATTACAGAAGCGACAAAAGCAACTGTTGCGGCATATACTACGCTTGAAAATCCTGATAAGATTTATGATTACGCTTCTTATTTTGAAACAACTAATGCTGGAATTTTAATTGATAGAATAATTAGCAAATCGGCAACTTATGCTAGTGCTGGTTCATATCCATTAATTTTAACTAACACGGGTGCAATTTGGAATTTAGCAGGCGGAATTTTAACCTTAAGAATTACTACTGCATTTGTTGGAGGCTCTACTATTACGGGTGGTTTAATTACTAGCAATTCAATTACTCATAACGCGCAACCAATAACAGTTGGAAATTGGGGAGTTATAGCTGGCAATAATATTACATTACTATCAACTAACTTTCAGCCTTTAATTGCAACAACAAGTATTTTTGACTTACAAACAATTGGTTCAATTTCAGAAGGTGGTTCAATTGATTTTGGCAGCAATTCCAACATCATTCTAAATGGAAATTTACAAGCAGCCAACACAACTTTTAGCGGAATTTTAAATCTTAATTCATCATTTGACACAACTTTTGATTTAACCGATTGTGTGGCTTCTTCATTTACAATAAATGGAACTGGAATTGGCATAATTACAGTTCGTTGTTATGGCTCTACAGATGCAACCACAATTACAGCTGGGGCTAATGTTATTATTCTTAGAATTGCCCCAATTACCGCGCCAAATCTATTAGCTGGTTCAAGAGTTCGACTTTACAACGTTACTGACAGCGTAGAGATTTACAACAATGTGCTTTCATCATCTGGCTTTAGCTATAATTATTTTTGGACAGCAAATAAAACAATAAAACTAACCGCAACTTATCAAAACGGCACAACGGCAAAATTGACAGTTGAAGCGGTTGGCGTGGTTACTACAAGTGGCTTGCAATTTTTAAATTCGCAAGAAGACGACACAATTTACAACGCCTATGCGCTGAATGGCTCTTCAATTACTAAATTTCAAGCTGATTACGTAAATGATGAAATTGATTTAAAAATTGCAACTGATTTTTTAGCTACCGAACTTTACGCGTGGTGGGTGTATAATCTTACAACCATTAATGGCATTCGTGATTTTGTAGGCGGCATAACAGCTCAAGACGCAGCTAATCTTAGAATCAACACTAACATTATCTCAATAAAATTAGACAATATCACGGCTTCAGATTTGCTTCAAACTGACAACATTAGGATTTATCGTTCTGATTTAGTTTATCCTGTCGCTCGCCCAACTTCGGGTGGTGGCGGAATTAATGTCAATTGGCAAAATCAAGTTTATGTTGCTGATCTTGATAGCAGCACAATTAAAAAAATTTTTATTAATACTAACGCATTAATGTCAACTATATAATTATGGACTGGAACTTAATTTTAACAATTTTAAGCGTTATTACAATCTTAATTTCTGGCTCGGTTTATGTTGTTGTATTGATAACTAAAGTGACCACAAGAGTTCGTGATACTGAAAGAGATATTTTAGATCAAAAAGAAAGAATAAAAAATCTGGAAGATAAAACTTCTTTTGAAAATTTAGAAAAAGTAACGCAAAAAGTATTGACGCAAGCTATTCATTCAAAAGAATTTAAAGAATCAATGCGCGATGTTATTTTGCATGTGTCTAAAAATCACTACGCAGCAGAAAATGGCGTGATGATACGAGTTTTAGAAGTTCTTGAAGGATTAGAAGCAAAAAAATAATTGTTTAAATTCAAAATATTAATAAATTTATGACATTAAAATTATTTCAATTTTTACAAAGTTCATCTGGTGAAAATAGCTCGAAACGCCTTGCTTTTTTACTTGGACATTTAAGCATTAGTTTTGGGTTTTTTTGGGCATCCAATAAATTTATCCAAAACGATCATCCTGATTTGGTCGTGGAGATTTATAACAGTTATTTGATTTATTGTTCAATTCTTGGCGGGTTTGTTACTGCCGATATTTTGGTAAATTTACTTGAAATTTATAAAGGAAAAAATAAAACAGAAGAACCTAAACCAATTGAGGAGGCAAAAGTAGTAGATGATAAACAGAATTAAACTAATTCTTGGCGCAATCATTGTTGCTTTGGCTTATGGTTTCGTAAAAGGTAAAAAATCAATTGAAATATTGGAAAATGAACAAGCAGCTAAACAAGTTCAAGAAAAAAACAAATACGTTGATGATGCTCGCAAGCTTACTGATGATGAGCGTGATAAGCTCGTGCAAAAGTACACAAAGCGAGCCAAGTAAGGATTTGTGTTACGGCGCGCATTTAGAATATTTTTACCCTTGGATCGAATATTCTATCGCGGAAAAAGATGCAAAGATTGCCAACAATGAATTTGCTTGCGATCAATGTATTCATAGCCTTACTCACGATGAACAAACTTATTGCGTAGATTAATGCTTACTATTCAAAATTTGCAACGCCTCAATTTCAAAGCAGAAGACTTTGTAAGATCAAACACGGCTGAACAAAAAGGAATTAATAACACCCCAAATCAGAATCAACTAATTGCTGGCATGGTTCTTGCAAACAAAATGCAAGAGCTACGCGATAAAATCAATCTCCCGATCATTATTTCAAGCGGGTTTCGCTCTGCTGAATTAAACAAAGCGATTGGTGGCGCGCCTAGCAGTTGGCACATGCAATTCTTGGCTTGTGATTTTAACATTAAGGGGCTTGATCCTTACGAAGCAGTTTTAAAAATTAAAGAGTCAAAAGTTAGCTTAGATAAATGCTTTGTAGAGCGGAATTGCGTGCATATTCAAACTTGCATGGATGAATCTAAAAACCGCAATTTCTTTGGAACTGCGACAAAAGTAAATGGCAAGTGGGTTGTTACTAAATTTTAGATAAAGTTATTCAAGTTATATACAATTCTTACTAGAACCCAATAAACTTACTAGAACTTATGAAACCCCCGATCAAAGAAACACCCGATCAGATAGTAATTGACAAGGCAAAAGTAGAATCACTCACAAAAAGGTTTTTAGATGCAGTTAAGGCTTTCTTTGTCAATCTAATTACACAATCCGAATGGGACAGATTAGGGCTTGAAAAAACATGGCGTTATTTTTTGCCCCTGATTGTTATTCTTGGGCTTTGGGTGCTTTATTATTTAAGCTTTTGGGCTGCTGGAATTACGCTGGCGATAACTGGTGTTTGGTTGTGGCGATCTAGGAAATAAGCATTAGCTTATCTTAAAGCGCCTCATTATATCTTCAGCCAATCCCAAGGCAGCTTCTTTAGTTAATAAAAATTCTCCAAGATTTTCTTCTACGCGATCAACTTTGTAAATTATTTTTATTTCAAGCAAGTCTTTGCCTTGAAACTCTGGGTAATAATTTATTTCTACTGCGTTACTTAAAATTACTGCCATCTTTCAATTTATTTAATTTTTCCGTATAAAAAGCTATTTTTTCCATTAGCTCTATTTTTAATTCGCTAATTTCTTCAGAGCATTTTTTCCTTGCTACTTCTTCTAAATTTTTTTCTAAATATTGCTTATAATTCTCAAATCTCTCGTCATTCTTATATAATTGCCGCTGCATTGAACTTATTTCATTGTAAAGACTACTTCTAGACTTTTCTAATTCTTCATATTCCAATTTCCATCTTTTTTCTTGCTCTTGCTTTGCAAATTCCCACTCTTGCCTTTGCAATTCCCAATGATGCTTTAAGCCTTCATATTGATTCAAAAGCTGGTTGTAATCCTGATTTTTGTAATTCTTGTAAAAAAACCAAAATGTTTTTATTTTTTTTATCATAAT